AAAATAATAAAACAAGTTACATGAAACGAAATCATTGGCATACTGCTGGCAGTAAAAAACGACAAGCAGCTTATAAATACGGTTATAAATCAGGATTAGAACTAACTGTAGCAGAGCAAATTAAATCAAACGAATATGAAGTTTGTTATGAAACCGAAACGCTTCATTATACGGTACCTGAATCGAAACATAAATATACTCCGGATTTTGTGTTTACAAAACGTGATGGCACGTTAATGTATATCGAAACTAAAGGACGTTGGACTGCAATTGATCGTAAAAAAATGAAACATATATTAAAATCAAATCCTGATATCGATATTCGAATGGTGTTTCAGAATCCAAATCAAAAAATATCCAAAGGTAGTAAAACAACATATGAAGCATATGCAATTAAACTGGGTATTCCATATGTAGCAAAAAAAGAAATACCGGTAGAATGGATGCAAGAATGTTTAAAACCTGGCGAAGAATCACAAAGTCCGAAACGTTTTTTCGATTAAGGTTTGATTTGTGAAAAAAAAATATTATATTCATTAAAATGATGTTAATTATTTAAAATGATTGATTCAGTCTTGGATCGATCGTTAGACCAGAAATGGAATGTATGTGTCTAACCAATATTAATAATATATAATAATATATAATAATAAAATATGTAATAATAATTGGATATATTACAGTAATTATATATAATATATTATATGCAAAATCTCAAGTTATTACAGTTACTAGAATCCGTATTAGGTAAAGGTAAATCAACATCAGGTAATAACGTTGCATTCTTTTCCCCATTTACTTCACACTATAAACCTAAATTAGAAATAGATATCAACACAACTAGCGATGGTCAAAACGCATGGCACTGTTGGATATCTGATAAAAAAGGAAGAAGTATAAATAGTTTATTTAAGCAAATGAACTTAGGTAAACAGTATTTCGATCAACTGTCTAAAATAATACAATCAGCAAAATATAAAAATTTTGATACTGACAAGAAAGTTGTTGAGGTAATTGCATTGCCAGAAGATTATAGACCATTATGGAAACCTAAGAAAACACCAGATTATAAAAATGCAATGTCGTACCTTAAACGTAGGGGTGTAACAATATTTGATATATTAAAATATAGAATCGGATATTGCGAATCTGGAGAATATAGTGGAAAAATTATTATTCCTAGTTACGACTGTAATGGACAATTAAATTATTTTGTAAGTCGAGCCTATTATAAAGCAGATAAATATAAACACAAAAATCCTAAAATATCTAAGGATATTATTGGATTTGATTTAACTATTAATTGGGAAGAGCCAATTATATTATGTGAAGGTTCATTTGATGCAATTGCAATTAAACGAAATGCAATTCCATTATTTGGTAAAATAATACAACCACAATTACAAAAGAAAATTATAGAAAAGCGTGTTAAAGACATTTACATATGTTTAGATGAAGACGCAATTCGAAATGCATTATCGATCGCAGAAAAATTTATGGGCGAAGGATTAAATGTATATTTTATAGAACTAAAAGAACAAGATGCATCAGATCTAGGATTTCATCGCATCACTGAAATTATTGAAAATACAGGAGTCATGACATTTGAAAAATTAATGCAACTCCAAATGGGATTATTATGGAAATAACAAAAATACCAAGCAAAATACAAAAAGCTGATAAAATTTATCATATATCAGATGTACATATTCGCACATTAAAAAGACATCGTGAATATAGACACGTTTTTGAAAACATGTTTAATCACATCAAAGAAACTAAAACAAAAAATAGTATTGCCGTAGTTACCGGAGATATTGTGCATAGCAAATTAGATATGTCGCCTGAACTAGTACGAATGCTTACAGATTTCTTTATCGGCTTCGATATTCCTACAATTGTTATTTTAGGTAACCATGACATGAATCTAAACAATTTATATCGTGAAGATGCATTGTCGCCAGTATTAGATATGATACAAAATAATAATATTGTATTTGTTAAAGATAATGGTTTATTTGAATTTGCTGGTATAACATGGAATCATATGGCGGTTGACGTAGAACCAGCACAATATATTAATGGTAATGATATCAAAACAGACAATATAAAAATTGCATTACACCATGGTGCTGTACATAATGCAAAAACTGATATTGGTTATGAAATATCAAATGAACATGTAACTACTGAATTATTTAGTGGCCATGATATGACATTATTAGGAGATATACATAAACCAGCACAATTCTTAACTGAAACTATTGCATACCCAGGATCATTGATACAACAAAACCATGGAGAAGCATTAGATCATGGAATGTTAATTTGGGACGTTGAAACTAAAAAAGCCGAATTTGTAGAAATTCATAACGATTATGGATATGTTACTATAGAAACAGATGGACCAAATATAATAAAATCTCCACATCGTATGCCCAATAAGCCACGTATACGAATCAAATTTAATGAGACGAGTGCAGCTGATATGAAAAAATTAGTTACCACTATACGTAAAAAATACAATGTACAAGATATAACAATACAAAGAACTATTGCGGCTAAACATGAAACTGATGCTAATTCAATTACAATTGGAAATGTAAGAGATGTTGAATATCAAAACACATTATTAACTGATTATATCAACGTTAAATTTCCAACTGCTACTCCTAGTGAGTTAGATGCAATTCGACATATTAATAGATCTATCAATTCAAAATTACCGGCTGTCGAGTCTGTTAGGCATATAACATGGCATCCAGTTTCATTTGAATTTGATAACATGTTTTCATATGGTGAAGGTAATCGTGTTGATTTTAACAAACTAAGTGATGTATGTGGTTTATTTGCAGCAAATACAAGCGGTAAATCATCATTATTAGATGCCATAACATACACAATATTTGATAAGTGTAGTAAAACTAGTAAAGCCCATGAAGTATTAAATAATAAACAAAGTTCATTTAAAGGTATTTTTAAATTTAAAATGAATGATGTGTTATATACCATTGAACGTGTTGGTAACAAGAAAAAAGACAATCATGTTAAAGTAGATGTTAACTTTTATACTGAAACTGAAAATTTAAATGGCGATGAACGAAGTGATACTAATAAAAATATTCGTCGTTATCTAGGAACATATAATGATTTTATCTTAACTGCATTTTCATTACAAGCTGATAACAATAATTTTATTGAAAAGTCACAGAGAGAAAGAAAAGATTTATTATCTCAATTTTTAGATATAACAGTATTCGAGCAATTATATCAATTAGCTACTGATGAAATTAAAGAAACAGCTGGTCGACTTAAAGCATTTAAGAAAACAGACTTTGCCGAAACGATTAATACTTCGGACACTATCATTAAAGATAATAGCAAATTAATTGAAGATATTAATAAAAAGGAAACAATAAACCAAGATCTACGAAACAAATTGCAAGAAGATATATTGCAATTAATTGAAACAAAACAGCCTACTAGTTACGAAGGTGATGATATTAGCATTTTACAAAAAGCAGAATCTGAATTAATTAGTAAAATAGAAGTATTACAAAATACAATTGATGACTCCGAACAAACAATTTCTGAATATCAAGAAAATATTGATACTATAACACAAGCAATTAAAACTCAGAACTACGATATACAAGATTTAAAAGATAAAACACATCAATTAATAGAAATTGAAAATCAGATAACCGATCTACAAGACGAATTAAAAAAACAACAGAGAATTGTAAATGATAAGCAAACAAAAATTGAACATCTCGAAACACACGAATACGACTCAAATTGTAAATACTGTGTGTCTAACGTTTTCGTGCAAGACGCAATACAAGCAAAGGACGAGATTGATAAAGATAGAAAAGTACTAGAAAATATTCAAAGAGAAATTGATAAATTAAATGTTATATCATATGATTTAATCGAATATAAATCGGCCCTTACAATATATAATGAATCAATTGATACTATTAACGAATATAAAAATAAAATAGAACTACAAGAACTTCAACTTCAAATACATGAAAATGATTTACAAACAAAAGAATCTGAGTTAGAAAACAACATAGAACGTCAGGACTTGTTTAAACGCAATGAAACTGCTATACAACATAATATTGAAATAGATAGTAAAATTACTAGATGTAAATCTGAAATTGATACAGTAACACAAAAAATAAAAGATTTACAAGATCAAATTAAGACAAATTATGGTGAAATTGAAGTAGCTAAAACAAAAAGAAAATCAGCATTAGAACAACTAGAAATTTATCAGCAGTTAGAAACTGAATATAAAGCATATGAATATTATTTAAAATCAGTAAAACGTGACGGTATTCCATATGATTTAATATCTAAAGCAATACCAAAAATTGAAACAGAAATAAACAATGTTTTAAATCAAGTAGTTGATTTTAATATGGTTATGAATACTGATGGAAAAAATATAAATGGATATATTATATATGATGAAGATAATTATTGGCCATTAG